GAGAAGAAGTCCTCGGGGACTGCGCTCTATCAAGAACTGCGCCGGATGGGTATGCCCGTGGGGGAGTACACCCCGCACAGGGGTAGCGGGGATAAGTTAGCGCGGTTAAACTCCGTGGCAGACATCGTGGCATCTAGGTTGTGCTGGGTACCCCAGACTCGCTGGGCTGAGGAAGTTGTGGAGGAGATCGCAGGATTTCCGTTCATGAGCAACGATGACTTGGTGGACTCTACAGTGATGGCACTCATGAGATTCCGTCAGGGTGGGTTTATCAGACTGCCGTCTGACGAGCCCGATGAAATTAAATACTTTAAGTCACGTCGTCGTGGCGGTTACTACTGAGGATAGATCATGGCTACAAATATGGACAAGGGTCTCTACGCTGCTCCGCAGGGCATCGACGAGTTGGGCGAGGCTGAAGAGAACGCGCTAGAGATTGACATTGTCAATCCTGACATGGTCACTCTGGATGACGGCAGTGTGGAGATCACACTTGTGCCTGACGGCGACATGGATGAGGAAGGCTTCAGTGACAACTTGGCCGAGTACATGGATGATGGGACACTTGCAACGCTGGCAAGCGACCTGATCGAGTTGGTGGACACCGACACATCTTCACGCAAAGAATGGTCAGACACATTCGTCAAAGGTCTTGAGGTGCTGGGCTTTCGCTACGAGGAGCGCACCGAGCCTTGGGACGATGCGTGTGGCGTGTACTCCACAGTGTTGGCTGAAGCGGCGATCCGCTTCCAAGCCGAGACAATGAGTGAAACATTCCCCCCTGCGGGCCCTGTCAAGACTAAGATCATTGGTAAGGTGACTAAGGAGAAGGAAGAAGCGGCTAATCGTGTCAAGGAAGACATGAACTACCAGTTGACAGACGTCATGGTGGAGTACCGCCCAGAGCATGAGCGCATGCTGTATTCATTGGGCCTTGCAGGTTCCGCGTTCAAGAAGGTGTACTACGATCCGAGCATGGGTCGTCAAGTGGCGATTTACATCCCAGCAGAAGATGTCATCGTGCCTTACGGCGCATCAAACATTGAGCAGGCCGAGCGTGTTACACACGTAATGCGTAAGACTAAGAACGAGATGGATCGCTTGATGGCAAGCGGGTTCTACTGTAAGAAGGACTTGGGCGAGCCTGTTGCGTTCCACACAGACATTGAGAAAAAGAAAGCCGAAGAAGGTGGCTACACGCTGACTAACGACGAGCGTTACACCTTGCTTGAGATTCATGCGCACTTGTGCATTGATGGCGTCGATGACGAAGAAGACGACTTGGCTAAACCATACGTGGTGACTATCGAGCGCGGTACGCAAGAAGTTCTTGCTGTGCGTCGCAACTGGGAACCAGACGATGAGTTAACTCGCAAGCGTGACCACTTCGTGCACTATGTGTACGTGCCCGGGTTTGGCTTCTATGGCTTGGGTTTGATCCACATCATTGGTGGCTACGCACGCGCCGGAACTTCTATCATCCGTCAGTTGGTTGATGCAGGAACACTGAGCAACTTGCCCGGTGGCTTGAAGGCTCGTGGCCTGCGCGTCAAGGGCGACGACACACCGATCGCACCGGGAGAGTTCCGTGATGTGGACGTGCCGTCAGGCGCGATCAAAGACAACATCATGATGCTCCCATACAAGGAGCCTAGCCAGACACTGCTTGCGTTGTTACAGCGTATTACAGAAGAAGGCCGACGCCTTGGCGCGATCAGCGACATGAACATCAGCGACATGTCTGCTAACGCACCTGTGGGTACAACACTTGCACTGCTTGAGCGGACATTGAAGCCGATGGCGGCTGTGCAAGCACGCGTGCACTACGCGATGAAGCAAGAATTCAAACTCTTGAAAGAAATCATCGCCGACTACGCGCCTGAAGAGTACACATACGAGCCAGAGCAAGGCCCCCCACGCGCACGCCGCAGCGACTACAAAACAGTGGACGTCATCCCTGTCAGCGATCCTAACGCGTCAACAATGGCGCAGCGTGTGGTGCAGTACCAAGCGGCATTCCAGATGTCGGAGAAGGCTCCGCAGATTTATGACTTGCCATACTTGCATCGTCAGATGCTTGAGGTGCTGGGCATCAAGAACGCTGACAAGATCATCCCAATGTCGGATGACCAGAAGCCACGTGATCCAGTGTCTGAGAACATGTCAGCACTTGTGGGCAAACCGATCAAGGCATTTATCTACCAAGATCACGATGCACACATTGCAACGCACACATCGTTCATGCAAGACCCGATGATTGCAGGAACAATCGGACAGAACCCCATGGCACAGCAGATCATGGCTTCACTGCAAGCCCACATCGCTGAGCACTTGGGCTTCTCATACCGCAAGCAGATCGAAGAGCGCCTTGGTGTGCCACTGCCCCCACCAGACGAGCAGTTGCCAGAAGACATGGAAGTACAACTCGCACGCCTCGTTGCAGACGCAGGCAAACAAGTTGCACAGGCTCACCAGCAGCAAGCCGCGCAACAACAAGCGCAGCAGCAAGCACAAGACCCGCTGTTCCAGTTGGAGCAAGCCAAGGTCAAGATTCAAGAGATGGAAGTGTCTCGCAAGGCCGCAAAAGACCAAGCCGATATGCAGATTGCAGGACAAAAACTGCAGTTAGATAAAGACCGCGTCGAGATTGAAGCGATGAAGGAAGGCATGCGGGTGGAAGCCCAGCAAGACCAAGCCAAGGAGCGCCTCCGCCTCGATGCTTTGAAGGTGTTAGCAACACCACAACAACAGCCCAAAGCGCCGGGCAGCAAGGAGTAATCCATGGCCAAAACCGTCTATGACGTGCTGATTGCAAAATACGCAGAGGATGTGCTCTCTGCAACACAGTTTCTGGCAAACGGGGGGGCTAAAGACCACCCTGAATACCGGGAAGTGGTAGGTAGGATTCGAGGTCTCCAACTTGCCATCCAAACAACTCAAGACCTTTTGCGTTCTCAAATGGATGAAGACGATGACAATTGAAGTTCAAGACGCTGTTACTGACGAAGAATTGGAACAACAACTTCCAAAACCCGTTGGTTACAAGTTGCTAATAGCCCTGCCTCAAGTTGAGGAAACAATTGGTGATATGGGAATCATCAAGGCCCAGAAAACAATCCATGAGGAAATGCTCATGACTGTGACTGGTTTGGTGCTCGATATGGGAGAGCAAGCGTACTCCGACAAAGACCGTTACCCAAATGGGCCATGGTGCAAAGTTGGTGACTACGTAATCTTCCGCGCTAACTCTGGCACTCGTGTCCGCGTTGGTGGTGTTGAGTACCGTCTCATGAACGACGATTCAATTGATGCTGTCGTTGCCGATCCGCGTGGCGTAACGCGTGCATAAGGAGTGAATTATGGCATTCCAACCAGTGCAGTTTGAGTTCCCCGATCCCGACAAAGCGGAAGCCGCTGACAAGGGTGTAAAGGAAAAAGACAATGGTGATTTTGAAATTACCATCGAGGGTCGATCAGACCCTCTGAAAGAAGATAAGCCAGCAAAGCCCGAACGGGCTGAGAAGGCAGAGTCTGACTTAGACATCGAAGTGGTTGATGACCGCTCCGAAGACGACCGAGGCAAGCAAAAGTCCAAGGCTCCTATGGAGTTGACCGACGACGAGATGGAGCAATACTCCGAGCGCGTCAAAAAGCGTTTGCAACACTTCAGTAAGGGTTTCCATGATCAACGCCGCGCCGCTGAGTCTGCGGAACGCGAGCGTCAGGAGGCACTGCGCTATGCCCAGCAACTTGTTGATGAGAATAGAAAACTTAAGGGTACGGTCAATAAGAACCAAGAAGTTCTGCTTGAACAAGCCAAAAAACAAGTTGACCAAGAACTTCTTAGCGCAAAAGGTAAGTACAGACGTGCATACGAAGCAGGGGACTCAAAAGCCCTTGTAGAAGCACAAGAAGCGCTTACAAATGCCACACTTAAAGCAGATCGCGTAAAAAACATCACCATACCCCCTTTACAGGACGATAATTCTGATGTACAAACTGCTTACAACACTCCAGAACCGTCTGTTGACACTCGGGCTACAGCTTGGCAATCCAAGAATAAGTGGTTCGGAGAAGACGATGAGATGACAAGTTTTGCGCTGGGGTTGCACCAAAAACTTGTCAAACAGGGCGTCAACCCGCAATCTGACGATTACTACGAGAAGATCAACTCTCGTATGCGACAGTTGTTCCCAGAGCAGTTTACTGACGAGAGCAACGACCTAGAGACTGAAGAGCCTCGCCGTAAGGCGAATGTTGTTGCACCGGCTACACGAAGCGTCGCCCCTAAAAAGATTACGCTGACACGCACGCAGGTTGCACTAGCAAAAAAACTCGGAGTGTCTTTAGAAGACTACGCCAAACAGGTTGCATTGGAAATAAGGAAACAAAATGGCTGAAAACAGACTAAATCGTGAACTGGAAACTCGTGAACAAACGGCTCGTAAGCGTAATTGGATTCGTCCAGATACGTTACCCACTCCTAATCCGGAGGCGGGCTATGACTTTCATTGGGTTCGAATCAGCACACGTGGCGAGTTAGATGCTATGAATGTGTCCCTGAAACTCCGAGAGGGCTGGGAGCCCGTTAAGGCAGTTGATCACCCCGAGATTTTTGTTGCTGGAGTCGAGAATGATCGCTTCAAAGACAATATCGTTATCGGTGGTTTGATGCTTTGCAAAACCCCTTCCGAGATGGTACTAGACCGCAACGGGTTCTTCCAAGATCAAGCTGCGTCTCAAATGCGCTCGGTAGACCACAATCTCATGCGCGAAAACGATCCTCGTATGCCGCTCTTCAACGAGCGTACGACGAAGGTGACTTTTGGCAAAGGCACTTAATTTTAGGAGTCATAGATGGCATACCCTACCATTGACAAGACGTATGGTTTCAAACCAGTCAATCGCATTGACGGTTTACCTTACGCCGGAGCGATCCGTCAAATCC